CAAAGCATAAAATATTTGAATGCCTACCTCAATTTCTCGTGCATTTAAGGATATAAGTCTATCTTTTACGAGACATCCAGTTACAAATGACATCACAATCCTTAAAAATGAGGATGCGATCAAGAAATCTGTCATAAATTTATGCAGAACATCGTTCAATGATAGATTTTTTAACCCATTGATTGGCACAAGGATAGGTGATACACTTTTTGAAATAAATGATCCAGATCTTTCTGAATTTTTAGAAAATGATATTGAAAATACACTGAAAAATTATGAACCAAGAATCAAAGTTAAGTCTGTTAATGCACAGTCAATCATGGATTCAAATGAATTGGAGATTAAAATTGAATATGACATAGTTGGTTTGCCACTTCCATTACAAAATATCGAATTTATACTACAACCGAGCAAATTATAATGTCATTTAATCAATTTACTAATTTAGATTTTAATTCGTTACGAACTCAAATTAAAGATTACTTAAGAAGTAGTTCAAAGTTCAGTGATTTTGACTTCGAAGGGTCAAATTTTTCCGTCTTAATTGATACTTTAGCGTATAATTCATATATTACGTCATATAATACAAATATGGCTGTTAATGAAACATTCCTTGATAGTGCGACTGTTAGAGAAAATATAACATCATTAGCAAGAAATATTGGATATGTTCCTCGTTCAGCAAGATCTGCTATTGCAAAGGTAAATTTATCAGTCAATTTTGGAACACAAGAGGCAGTATATGCGACAATTAAGGCAGGAATTTTTGCAATCGGATCTGTTGCTAACGGAAGTTATGTTTTTTCAATTCCAGAAGACATTACAGTGCCTACAAATACAGTTGTAAATGCTGCAGAGGACACAAAAATTGCAAATTTTGATAATATCTCAATATATGAAGGAAATTATATCACAAAAAAGTTTATAGTTGATTCATCTCAAGCAAATCAAACATTTATTTTAGATAATAGTAATATTGACACCACTACAATCCGTGTTGAAGTCACATCATCTGGAATTACCGAGACTTATGAAGAATATAGAAATATTTTTGAAGTTAATGCTAGATCTAGACTCTTTCTTGTACAGGAGATAGCAGATGAAAAATATCAAATTATATTTGGAGATAATCTTTTAGGTAAAAAACCACCAAATGCAAGTGAAATTGCAATATCTTATATTGTTAATAATGGTATTGATGGAAATGGTGCAAGTAACTTTACATTTTCTGGTAGCATTGCATCTAATATAGGAGCTGTAACAGGTGGAATATCTAACGTAACAACCGTTCAGACATCCGAAAATGGTGATGAGATAGAAACTATAGATTCTGTAAAATACCTTGCTCCAAGGGTCTATGCGTCGCAGTATAGAGCAGTTACCGCAAATGATTATTCAAGTTTAATACCAAGTTTATATGCAAATATAGATTCTGTAACTGCTTATGGTGGGGAGGAATTGGATCCACCTCAATATGGAAGAGTTTATATTACAATTAAACCAAAAAATGGAGATGTAATATCCGAAGCATTAAAAGATAGTATCAAATCAAATTTAAAAAAATACACCGTTGCTGGAATTAAACAAGAATTACTTGATTTAAAGTATCTTTATGTTGAATATGAATCGACTGTTGCTTATAATTCCAGTTTTATCCCAGATAAATTAAATTTACAAACAAGAATTACATCTGCTATTCAAACTTATGCAAAATCAGCTGATATTAATTCTTTTGGTGGCAGATTAAAATATAGTAAACTTCAATCAATCATTGATAATGTTGATGATGGAATAACTTCTAACATCACAAATATTAAAATTAGAAGAAATCTTGTTCCTTTATACAATGAGTTGGCAACTTATGAAATTTGTTACTCAAATCAATTTCATGCAGATTTGGAAGGATTTAATGTAAAGTCTACTGCGTTTAAAATAAATGGTGTCAGTGGTGATGTTTATATGACTGATTTTCCATATTCTAACCAAAGAACGGGAGTTATTAAATTTTTTACTTTATCTGATCTTGATGAAGTGGTATATATAAATCAAAATGCAGGAACAATTGATTATATTAAAGGAGAAATTGTAATTTTTCCAACTAATATTACATCTACAACAATGAGTGGTAAAATTGAAATACAAGTTATACCAGAATCAAATGATATTATTGCAAAGCAAAATTTATATATTATTTTAGATGTATCCGCAAATAGTAAATTGAATTTAATTGAAGATGTAGTATCTTCTGGATCAAATAGATCAGGAAATAATTATATGCCACCATCTAGTTTTATTAGTGGCAAAACGTATGTAAGATAACCAATGATAGGCACATCCAAATCTACAAAAGTTAAAATATCAAATATTCTTGATAGTCAAATACTGGATTTTATTCAGGAAGAGAGTTCTGACTTCAAAGATTTTTTAAATCAATATTATATTTCGGAAGAACATGAGTTTGGATCAACATACCTGTCTGATAATTTAGCATCATTTAAAGATATTGGTGTTACTTCAAATAATATCTTAAATATCGTACAAACAAATACTATAAGGGATGATATTAGTGCTTTCGATGATGAAATTTTAGTTGCTACAACAGCTGGATATCCTGATCAATACGGTCTTCTTAAAATTGATGATGAGATTATAACTTATACAGGAAAAACACCTACTACATTTACTGGTTGTATTCGTGGTTTTAGTTCAATATCATCTATCGAAAAGTCTGAATATCTTACATTTAGTGTTACCGAGAGTGCAGAACATAGATTTGGAAGACGTGTTATAAATTTAAGTGGTATTTTTGTAAATGAATTTTACAAAAAACATAAATCTCAATTTTTACCAGGTTTTGAAGGGAGAGAATTTGTAAATCAGGTTAATATTGAAAATATTTTAACAAGAGCAAAGGATTTCTATAGATCAAAAGGAACCGATGCTTCTTTACAAATATTATTTAAAGTTCTTTTTGGTAAAAATGTAATTATAGAAAAACCTTTTGAGAATACAATTAGTTCTTCAGATTCTGAATGGGTAGTAACTGATGATATGATAGTAGATGTGATCGAAGGTGATCCTTTCAAGTTAATATCAACTAAAATATTTCAGGGTACATTTGATAATCCAACAGCAGATGGGACAATTTCAAATATTCAAGAAGTATTTTTGGGTTCAAGGAAATATTATAAACTATCATTTGATAAATCTGCACATTTTGGTACATTTAATATTGGAATTAAAACAAAAATTACTGAACAAGCACCAACTGGTTCATCTACTATTAACGTTGAATCAACAGTTGGTTTTGGAAATACAGGAACATTTATATACAAACACCTTGACGAATTCTTAGTTGCATCTTACACATCAAAATCTGAAAACCAATTTTTTGGATGTACTGGCATTGTAGATGAAGGAATAGTAGAAAACAGTGATATCATAGATGATACCTTTATTTTTGGATATGAAGACGGTGATCCAGAAAGAGTTTGTACCATGAGAATAACTGGAACAATATCCAAACCATCAGATAATGTTATCAATTCAAAATATGCATCAGTTGGAGAAAGTCTTGGAGTAAATTATCTTGGAGAAAAAGTTTCAGGACCTAAATTTGATACTTGGTTGTATAATCAATCATCTATTTTGGATATTGAAGGTGTTGATTTTCAAGAATCTGAAGATCCAGATGAGGAAGGACTATTTAGAACAAATTCTATTATAACTAAAGATTCAAATAATTTTTTATATCAAGGTTGTAAAGTCGATGTTCTTAGATTTGATTGGGCAGGTATTGGAGAAGATCCAATATATGGTGCAAGTAATGTTTCTCGTAACACAGGAGGTCGTGGACATATCGTAGAAGCAAATGTTCCTACACTTTCTTCAGGTGGGGAAGGTACGGGTTTGACAATTGATATTATAGCGGTAGATGTTAATGGTAGAATAACTGAATTTGAGGTTAATAATTTTGGTGCCAATTATGTAAATGGTGAAATGATAGTAATTAATCAAGCTAGAGTTGCTAATATAATAGAATTGGAAAATCTTGAAAATTATCCTACTTACATGCTTGGAATATTCACCGTTACAGAACTTGTAGAAGTTGGATACGGTAAAGTTAAACCAAGTGATCCTGGATATGGTGCATTTTCAGTAGCTTATTCAGATGTTACGGTTCAATCTATAAATTCAGTTAATGGTTTTATTACATTATTTAAAGAAGGAGTTTCATCATCAAAACCTCTTATAGACAATAGAAGACCTTTTAAAATTAAGAAAAAACTGGCATATGCAGACTCTTCTTTAGATGAATTGTCTCCAAATCTGTTAAGCAACATACAAAATACTTATGTTGATGATGCTGGTAATACCTATGTAAGTTTTGCAGGATTTCCATCACATCCTATACAAACAACAAATAGATCAGTAAAAGTTGACACATATGAACCAGATGTTATAAATGAAGTTTTTGTTGCCAATTCGAATCATTCTTTCTTAACTGGTGAAGAGGTATTTTTTGAACAAGAAGCAGAAACTATAGGAATAACTGACATTGAAGGAAATGAAATTAAATCTGGAAAGTATTATGCTTCAGTTGTAGGAATCAATTCATTCAGATTAGCAGTAACTTATGAAGAATTGCAAGATGGTAATTTTTTAAGATTTATTCCTCCACCAAGCGGAACTGAAATTGTTACTTTCCAAGCAAATGTTAATGATAACTTTAGTAATTTAACTGGAACTCAAATAGTAAATTCTGGAAATGGAGGAGGATATTTTGGTGGATTTATTATAAATCAGACATACTTATATTTTGGTGCATCTTCTGGTCAAAGGTCTGCAACATTGAAAAAACTTGATGCCAGAAAATTTTTAACAATAAAAGTTCATGCAAAAGTAGGAAATGGTAAAAATGGTGGTGAGCATCCAGATGTAAGAGGAAAAGAAGATTTGTACTTAGATTATCAAATTGAAGGAGAAAGTTCTGTTGAAATCGGTAAAATTATTCCAATATTCAGTACAAGTCCATCAGATCCTGTAAATGATCCAATGGAAGAATATGATTATAATGATGGATCTTTAAAAGTATTTGAATTAGATATTCCAGATGAAGCTAAAAAAGAAAATGTATTTTTTAAATTAAGACAACCTGGTTGTTCTGGACCTAACTTTGATCATTATGGTATTGAAAAAATTCAATTTACTCAAGTTTTTGCTGGAATTACTACATGTACAATTACACCAAATGCTTTAGCTGGAAATAAATTAACAAATCAAAATAATTTCAAAAGAATACTAAAAACACCTGAAATTAGAGAATCAGAAAATAAATTAATTGGTCCTGTTGGTGTTCAGTTAAATGGAGTTGAATTATATTCCCCTATTTTGGAAGATTATATTTCTTATGGTCAGATTGATGATATTGTGATAAAAAATTCAGGAAGTAATTATGATGTAGTAAATCCACCAAATATAGTAATTAGTAATACAAATGGAAGTGGGGCAAAACTTCATGGTCATTTTTCTGGAGATATTTCTGATATTGTTGTTACTCATCCTGGTTTTAATTATGCAGACACACCTCAAGTTGCTATAACAGGTGGAAATGCAAGTTCTTTAGTTGAACCATTGGTAGGAAAAGTATATATGAGGGGTTTTACATATTCTTTCTCATTCAATGATATTTCTCAATTAGTAACCAATGTGGATCTTGATAATGACGCTATCACTCATGGAGAGGATAATCCACATAAATTTGAAAATGGTGAAGAGGTTGTTTATACAACAACAGGAACTCCAATTGGAATTGGATCTACTGCTGTTGGTTTTGATACAAGTCGGTTGACATCAGGATCTACTTATTTTATTCGAAAAAACAGTGAAGTATCTTTCTCTTTAGCTATTAAAAAAAGTGATGCCATATCAGGAATTAACACAATAGGTATTACATCATTTGGAACAGGAACACATACCTTAACTTCTAAGAAGATTAGAAAAATAGTTGATCGAATATCTTTGTTAGAAAAAGGAATAAAATACCAATACAGAAAAGTAGTTGTTGATTCTAACATTTACCCACCAATTAATGTAAAAGACAATTTAACAACATTTACTGGAATTAATAAGTATGATGATTATATCTTTGCAAAAAATCATGGATTTAAAGATGGAGATGTAATAGAATATCTTTGTAGTGGTACAGTTATCTCTGGTTTATCTACGGAATCAATATATAAAGTCTCTGTAGTTAATGATAATAAATTTAAATTAAGTAATGCAGGAACTGCAACAACTATTACAAATTCAAATTATAATCAAAAAATATATGTAAAATTAGGTAGTGTTGGTGTAGGAGAGCATACTTTTAAATATCAAGATATTGTTGTTAAAATAAAAGGCAATCCAAGTGCAGGATTAGTTACATCAACACTTCCATCATATTATAATGCTACTGCATATCCAGTAGTTTCTGGATCTTTAGATAATGTATTTGTTCAGAATGGTGGTACAGGATATGGGACGAGCACCATTACTAATTACTTAGTTACACCAAGAGTAGAAATAGGAAGAGGAAAAGGTGCTGAATTGAGACCAATAATTCAAAATGGAAAAATATTAGATGTTATAATTACAAGAGAGGGAAGTGGTTATTCTTCTCCTCCAACATTAGATGTTATAAGTGTTGGAGCAACATCTGGAAAATTTGCTAAATTAAAAGCAAATGTTTTAAATGGTAAAATAGTATCTATCACTATTATTGATAGTGGAAAAAATTATGTTAATAAAGAAACTGTTATAAACGTTGTTCCTAAAGGAATAGATTGTAAGTTAAGTGCTAATGTTCATAAATGGAATTTAAATGCAAGACAAAGATATGATGCTATATTAACTGATCAGACATTTAAAGATACAGCTCAAGTTGCTTCTGAAGTTAAATTAGAAAACAAATTAGTTTCATTTTATCCTGGACTTAATTACAGAAAAAACTTGAACGATAACATTGATGCTAGTAATGCAGAAATATCTCCTCCATCATCACATTCTCCTATTTTAGGATGGGCATACGATGGAAACCCAATATATGGAGCATATGGTTTTGGGAACGTTGAAGCTGGTGATGCAGGTGTTATTAGATTAAATTCAAGTTATGAATTGGATGTAATTAATGATAATTCCTTAAGACCAGATAAAGTAGATGGTTATTTTGTTGAAGATTATCAATATACTGGAAATGGTGAATTAGATCAATTTAATGGTAGATTTGGTAAAACACCTGATTTTCCAGATGGAATATATGCTTATTTTACCACAAATACTGTAGGTAATTCTCAATTTCCATACACTACGTTTTTACATCAAAATAAAACTGATGCTGTTAACTATGACATAGATTTTAGACAAACAGATGAAGTTGTCAATTCTGGCAAATATAAGAGAAATGTATCTCCATTAGGAATGAATGAAAAATTTAGAGAGTATCCTCCATTATCAGAATCTTTAAATACCAATCCTAAATTAAAAGTTACTGCTAGTTTACCAGGAAAGATAAAACAAATTACAACTTTTAAATCTGGTAAAAATTATAAAGTTGGTGATGTTATTAATATAAATGATTCTTTTGTAGATGCTGCTGTAGGAGAAATATCTGGAAAGGAAATAAAAAAAGTTGAATCGATTGAAACTATTGTTAATAATTTAAATTTTAGTGTCAAAGATAATGTTGTTACTGCTTCTAGCGATTCAGCACATAATTTTTCTAACAATGATGTAGTAGAAATTTCTGGAATAACATCATCTTCTTATTTTGGTATTCAAGGTTTGCAGAAAATAGGAGTAAACACAACATCAACATTTATATCTGTTGCCATAGCAAATACGACAACTACAGGAATATCAACCTTTGTAGAATTTGATGTATCAACTAATAGTGGTGTATTTAAAGTTAATGATGTAGTTCAAGTAGATAATGAAAAATTATTAATAACTGGTTTAGATAATATTAATAATAGATATGCTGTTTCAAGAATGCATGATAATTCTATAGGAGGAGCTCATTCTCTTGATGCTACAGTAAATAGGTTAGAAAAATCTTTTACTTATAGAGTAATTGGTAAGGAAATAAAAAATACAAATATAGATGAAGAAAAGATAGCTTATGTAAATGTTACTAATTCTGTTGGAATTGGAACATCATACAGCAGTGTAGTAGTTGGAACTGCTGGAAGTAGTAATATTACTAAATCAATTCCACCAAGAGCAATTTATATTCCAGATCATAATTTTAAAAATGGAGACAAAGTATCTTTGGTTTCCATTGGTGGTACTATTAATGCAAGGAATCCATTTTTAACTCCCGTCTTTAACTTATCAACAATTAATCCATTATACTGCGTTAAAATTAGTAATAACTATATTGGACTTTCTACAGAAAAAGTAGGATTTTTGACATCTTATGTTCACTATGAGAGTGTTGAGGATAATGACTTCTTTGGAAAGGAAGTTCAAATTAAAACTAATACAAATGCACTAATTGGTAGTGCAAAAAGAGTAAATGGATTAGTTACACTTGGAACTAGTCATAATGTTTCTGTAAACGATACAATACGTTTAAATATTTCTCCAAACAGAACAGAATATATTAAATTTAAGTTTGATACTAATACAAGAACACTGGTCACTGATCCTAAAACCTTTGCGAATACTGGAGTAGGGACAACTTTATCTACAATTACAATTGATAATCATGGGTTTGATACTGGAGATGCACTTTTATACAATGTTGTTTCAGGATCTGCGATAGGTGGTTTATTAGATAATACAATATATTACGCTATCAAAATATCAGAAAATATTATAAAATTATCT